TTGATAGTCGTATTTCCAGTAAATGTAGCCATGGTAGTTGGTTGTCCTTTCGAGACATTGACCGTACTGGTCGAAAGACCAGCTTAGGTCTTACGAAACTTTCTTTCTACGTAGGTCACCGGCTATGGGGGGCGGGCTTGGTAGGTTAGGGTAGTGCGTTTCGATGATTGTATTCAAGCACATCCCTAGCATTTTGTAAAGTTTGGCGGGTTTCTGCGCTTCTTATAAGCCCTTGATATTACTAAACAAACGGGCTTTTATGCTTGCTCATATGCTCGACGGGGGGCACATGGACACGCGAGCGCGGGCCACCCCCCATAATAGTAAACCGCTTAAAGCAAGACCCAAAAAATAGGTAGTGTAAAGTTAGCAATACCACACAGTAAAATTGTAGAAATAGGTACGTTATTCTTCTTCTTGACTTCCGCTGTGCATCCACTTAAACTTCACACCCATGGATACTTTACCTCTAAAATATCATCCGTGGTCTGACAGGCTAGCAATGGATATCGCTCTTGCTCTTGAGGGGTCAGGTGAAACGCTGCCCGAGATTATGACGCGGCACTCTATCACACCAAGTAATCTCACCGACTATAATCAGGACAGTATGTTCTTGAAGAAAGTGGATCACCTACGTGAAGAGGTGAAAGAGAAAGGTATGACCTTCCGCCTAAAAGCTAAGGCACAGGCGGAGGAGCTGCTCACAACAAGTTGGACACTGATACATTCTCCTGATGTAAGCGCGACGGTTAAAGCTGACCTTATTAAGTCTACAGTTAAGTGGGGAGGACTGGAGCCACAGAAAGATGCAGTGGTCGATGGTGGTAGCAGCGGGGGTGTTACTATACAGATAAACCTACCCTCCCAAGAACTCCCACAAACTCCCTTGATTAAAACTATTGAAAACGTTTAGCACATTTGCAGAGGCTAGGGCGTACATGGATACTTTAACTAAAGAGGGTATTTCGTTTAACGCTAAGATAGTTACATACCGTAAACGGTTGAAGCTGCCGATGCAGATATTAGTACAGGTGTATATATAATGGCCTATGATATTAACTACACACCCACGAAAGTATGTGGTGCGTTCATGGCGGACGATAGTAAGATGCGGGTTCTAATGGGGCCAGTCGGAAGCGGCAAGTCCGTAACGTCAACCTTTGAAGTAATACGAAGAGCGGGGGAGCAAGAGCCTAATGAGCAAGGGGTACGCAAGTCGCGGGCGGCGGTTGTGCGCGAGACGGCGCGTCAACTCATGGATACCACAATCAAAACATTCCTCGATTGGTTCCCACCCGGAGTATGTGGACGATACATGCGAACCACCAAGACTTACTTTTTCGAGGTGGGAGATATTGAGTGTGAGATTATGTTCCGTGCGCTCGACGATGCGGATGATGTGGCGAACCTTAACTCGCTCGAATTAACTTTTGCATGGTTCAACGAGTGCAGAGATATACATCCAGATATTATAGACGCTATGTCCAAGCGTGTTGGGAGATTTCCATCTAAGAAAGATGGGGGTCCGACATGGCATGGAATGTGGGGGGATACTAACCCGCCGACTCAAGACACATGGTGGTACTATCAGATGGAGGGGCTCGACGCTAGTGACGGAGTCTCACCTAATGACAACGGGTGGGCTGTGTACAAACAGCCGAGTGGGCGTGGGCTGTTTGCAGAGAATGTAGATAACTTACCGGAGGGGTATTATGATACACAGGGGCGCAGTGAAGAATATATTAGAGTATACATTGATGGAGAGTATGGCCTTAGTTCTGCTGGCCAGCCTGTGTATAAGTACTTTCGGCCTGATTACCATATGGCTGATGAGCGCCTATCTCCCATTATTAATGGTGTCCGGCCTATTGTCATTGGTATGGACTTGGGGCTCACGCCTGCAGCAGTTATTGGGCAGAGTGATCCGAGAGGACGGGCCCTTATATACGCCGAAGCTGTCTCGTTCGACATGGGAGTTCAACGGTTCGTACGAACAGTACTTAAACCATTGCTCTACGAAAGGTTCAGTGGGGCAAACATTATCATTGCCGTTGACCCAGCAGGAGTTCAACGAGCGCAGACGGATGAGCGAAGCGCAATCGACATCATCAGAGCCGAAGGTATGAAAGTTATCGCGGCTAAGACTAACAATGTAAGTGCGAGACTTAACGCGGTGGATGAGTATCTTATGCGCCATGCAGACGGAGACAGTGCGTTCGTTGTTGATCCAAGTTGTACAGCACTCAAGTCCGCGATGATGGGCGGGTATCGTTTTCATCCTAAGACTGGTGCTATTGAAAAGAACAAACATTCCCACGTAGCCGAAGCTTTACAATATTTAATGTTACATATTGCATCTATCTCAGATGGTGCTATAGTGTCTCAGCGTAGAGAGATTAAGTCTCATCCTTCGTTAGGCTGGACATAGCCTAGTTACTCTCCCTGTTAAACTTATCCCTACCGAGCCCTCCCTCTCGGTAGGGTTTTTTCTATTGCATGATGTGTTGTAGTGCGTTATACGTAGTTACATACATCTAACAGGAGGATTAGTATTATGCCTAATGTGAACGGGAAAATGTTTCCATACACCGCCAAAGGTAAGGCCGCGGCTGCAGCCGAGAAAGCAAACATGCCGTCATATAAGATGGGTGGTATGGTTACTGCTAAGCGTAAGTTGCCATCATATAAAAAAGGTGGTGTAGTTACTGCAACAAAGTATTCCAACGGCCATAAACAGAAATCTATGGTACGGACTTAGGTATGGCTGGCCGTAAGTATTCAAATCAAAAGCAGAAACGTGCCATCTTCGGTGGGGGTAAGACTCACTCTGGCTTATTCGGACTCGGTAGCAGCGACGCAAGCATGGCTAAGGCTAAAAAGTCTGACCGTGAGAAAAAAGAGTCTGACACTAGAATGCGCCGTATGCGCACTGGTGATCCGGATGCGCCCATGTCTGACCTTATAAAGGAGAAGTAGTAATGGCTGGTCGTAAGTATTCAAACCAAAAAACCAACAGCTCCCGTATAAATGCTAACAATAGATTATCTAGAACTGTCGAGAAGAATGAAAGCCTAGGTATGGCTGAGTATTCTCCACTTACAATGCTAGGAAAAGGTGTTAACTATATTGCTGGTAAACTAGCTCCTAAACGGGAAGCTCGTGTTGTTAGGCAATCTGTTAAAGCGTCTGATATAAAGAAGGCACGGGAAAAGTAATGGCAGGTTTAAATTTTCTACGTGTTGTAGATAATCAAACTCTTGTAAAGCAAGAGGAAGAACAAGCTACACGTAAAGCTATGCAGGAGCGCCAAGCTGAGCCCTTGATGGTAGGACTTAGCGCTTACTTACGCTCCGCTTTCGACGCAGCTAATCGCGCCAAAGACCCGATAGAACGTGCGATGTTAAAAGCCTTGCGGCAACGCAACGGCGAGTACGAGCCGACTAAACTTTCTAGCATACAGCAGCAAGGCGGCTCAGATATCTACATGATGATAACTGAAGTTAAGTGCCGAGCAGCCGAGAGCTGGTTGCGTGATATCCTTATGGACACAGGGACTCCTCCTTGGGATATACAGCCAACACCATTGCCCGATCTACCCGAAGCGCGTGACGAGATCATAAATCAGATACTTGGAACTAGGGTCACCGGATTAATCGAACAGATTGGGCAAGCCCCTACACCTGCTGAAGTAGCGCAGCTTAAAGAAGTTATCGCGCAAGAGTTACGGTTCTCCGTACTGCAAGACGCACAGAACCGCACAGAAGGTATGAAGCGGAAGATCGCTGATCAGTTTGCGCAGGGCGGATTCGCAGAAGGATTCAACGAATTTATTACTGACTTAGTAACATTCCCCGCCGCTATACTTAAAGGCCCGTGTGTCCGTAGGCAGCGTAAGCTGTCATGGGATACAGATGAGGAAGGCAATACTATTGCTGTTGCCGATGAGATTCTCGCTCCAGAGTTTGAGCGGGTCGATCCGTTTAGGTTCTACCCAGAGCCGGGGGTTTCAAAGGTTAGCGATGGCTATGTGTTTGAACACCACCCTCTCACACGTATGGCCCTATCAGAGTTGATAGGTGTACCCGGATATGATGATGACGCTATTCGCGAATTATTAGACGTAGGCAATGGCCAGAGTTGGATTAATAGTGATGTTGACAACGAGAAAGATGAGCTCGAACGCAAGCATAGCACTGAGATGCGCCCTACTGAGATTTATGATGCACTCGAATTCTGGGGTAAAGTTAGTGGAAAAATGCTTCTTGAGTGGGGACTTACCGACGAAGAAGTTCCTGACGCAGCAAAAGAATACGATGCGAACGTGTGGGTAGTAGGTAACTATGTTATCAAGGCTATCCTAAACTATGATCCTCTAGGGGAGAAACCCTATGCAGTTACGTCGTTCATTAGGAACCCCGGCGCATTTTGGGGCAAGGGCATTCCGGAAATTATTGAAGATGTGCAGAACGTTTGCAATGCGTCTGCGCGTTCGTTGGTCAATAACATGGCTATCGCTTCTGGTCCTCAAGTCGAGGTTAACCTTGAGCGTATCCCCACTAACGAGGATATTACTCAGATGCACCCGTGGCGTATCTGGCAAGTGCTTAATGATCCCCTTGGCGGGTCTGCTCCTGCTGTTAGGTTTAATCAGCCTAATGACAATTCCAATTCCTTAATGGCAGTGTATCAGCAGTTTAGTAAGTTAGCTGATGACCATAGCGGTATACCTTCCTATCTATCTGGTGATCTAAACGTACAGGGTGCAGGGCGTACAGCTTCTGGGCTAAGTATGTTGATGGGATCAGCAGGTAAATCTATCCGCCAAGTTGTGATGCACATAGACGCAGACATAACAAAACTTGTTGTGCACCGTATGTTCGTGTACAACATGCGGTATGATGAGGACGAAAGTATTAAAGGTGATGCCCAGATTATACCTCGCGGAGCAATTAACTTGGCTGTTAAAGATACAGTCAACACTCGGCGTGTTGAGTTTCTGCAGGCTACCGCTAACGAGTTTGATATGGAGATCATGGGTCAAGATGGCCGAGCCGCTATCCTTCGGGAAGTTGCTAAGGGTCTACAGATGCCTGAGGACGAAGTTGTACCTACCCGTGAGAAAGCTGCGTTCAATAAACGCGCTGCGTCTCAGGAGGCGCAGGCATCTATTACCCCACCTAATGGCGGACGAGGCGGAGGTGCGCCTCAGACGCTTGACCAAGCTGGCAATCCGGCAGGTGGCCAGAATGATGTTGCAAACCAGAATACCGGGAGAGCTGTATGATACAGCCTGATCCCGATACTATAAAAGCATTCGCGCATATTTCGCAGAATGTACCCCGCGTGGCAAAGTTCCTCGACGAGCAGTACCGTGCTGAGCTCGAGCGTTTGCCAGTGACGGCAATAGACAAGCAGGGTATTGCCTCCGGGCGATGCCAAGTTTTAGGTGAGTTGTGTAAACTTCTCGCCGCTTCCCCCAGAGTAGCACAGTCCAATGGATAGCTACTTTATTAAACCACGCATACCGATAGGAGCGTAAGATGGCAGTACCAGAGCAGATTCGTAAACAGACTGAGGCAGTGCAAGCTTTGTATGACGACATTAACACCACTGAGTCGCCTGAAAACAGTGAAACAGTTGTTACACCCGTTGTGCAAGAAGTTCCACCCGCCAACAGTGTCCAAGAATCTGTACCCGAGTCACCACCTGTTGAGCAAGGTGTTGGCGATCAAGACGACGAGACATGGCAGCAGAAATACCAGACTCTTCAGGGAATGTATAACGCTGATGTCCCGCGATTAAACTCGCAGTTACAGGATATATCACAGCGTAGTCAGCAGATGGAGCAACTAATTGCAACTATGCAGGCAGCACCACCCCCCGAGCCTACACCCGTACCGGCTAGCTCTCTTACCGAGGCAGAAGTGGACGAGTATGGGGAGTCTATCGACATTATGCGTAAGGTTAGTCAAGAGATAGCAGGCCAGTATCAGAAGCAAATTTCCGATCTGACGGCTACAGTCCAACAACTACAGGGGTCAGTTGTCCCCCGTGTTGAGCAGATTGCTAACGATCAAGCGCAGAATGCCGACCAAGTTTTCTGGTCTAATCTGACGACGGAGGTTCCAAATTGGCGTGAGGTAAACGATAATCAAGATTTTCAATCTTGGCTGTTGGAGACTGATCCTCTTTCTGGGCTAACTCGCCAGACGTACCTAGACGACGCCCAGCGTAATAGGGATGTCGCACGGGTGTCGAGTTTCTTTACCTCTTGGGCTTCGGTCACTGGGGCCAAAGTTGCTCAACCTAATCGGACCGCTTCCGAACTTGAGAAACAAGTTACACCGGGCAAGGGTCGCAATAGCGGCGCTAGTCAAAGTGGTGAACTTAAAACTTATACGCCGCAGGACATCACGAAATTCTTCGAGAAGGTTCGGACGGGTAAGTTCGCAGGTAAGGAGAAAGAGCGGGACGCAATCGAGCGTGACATATTCGCCGCGCAGGCGGATGGGCGCATTGTATCAGCGTAGTAAATAAAGGAGCCTATTATGGCATACGCAACATCTCCCGGACATCCGGGCTATACCGGGAATTTCATTCCAGAAATCTGGAGTGGGAAACTCATCGAAAACTTTTACGATGCTACTATTTTAGCATCTATCGCAAACACCGACTATGAAGGTGAGATCAAAGCTCATGGTGATACGGTCAATATCCGTACGACCCCTGAACTAACAATCCGCGATTATGTTAAGGGACAAACTCTAAGCGTTGAGAACCCTGACAAGCCTAAGCTACAACTTCTTATCGACAAGGGTAAGTATTTTGCCTGTGTTGAGGATGATGTAGATCAAGTGCAATCAGACATTGCAATGATGGATTCATGGTCTAAAGACGCTTCTGAGCGTATGAAGATTGTGATCGACCAAGACGTTCTTGGTAACATTGCACCGGACGTTGCTGCTACTAATCGGGGCGTAGCTGCTGGCGCACAGTCACTTGCTATTGACCTTGGCGTTGCAAGTACTCCAAACGCTTTGACAACTTCAAACGTGTTAGCTGAAATTATTAACCACGGTACGGTTCTTGATGAAGCCAACATACCTGAGCAAGATCGCTTCATGGTTATACCTGCTAAGATGGCTGGTTTGATTAAGCAATCTGATCTTAAAGATGCTTCTATTACTGGTGATGGGTCTACCCCGTTACGTAATGGACGCCTTGGTATGGTTGACCGCTTCACACTTTATGTGTCGCATAATCTTCCATTATCTGCAACTGGAGCCTCTGGTGAGTTCACCATATTCTCTGGGCATAAAAAAGGTTTAACCTTTGCTTCGCAGATGACCAACATGGAGACTCTACGTTCTGAGTCTACCTTTGGGGACATCATCCGTGGCTTGCAAGTTTATGGGTATAAGGTTGTTCAACCTACTGCTCTAACTGCTGGTATCATCACAATCGCTTAATCTCCCAAAGGAGGATTGAACTATGGCTACATATACAGATACCCTTGGGTATAACAAAGGCTCAGCCGAGCATACGGCCAATATGCCGAAAGCATATTGTGTCTCCGTGGTAATGAACTTCGCTGACATTACCGCTGCGCGTGTCGCCGCTGGTGCTACTGCACTAGCTAACGGTGACATTCAGCAGGCAATTCAGGTTCCTGCAAAAACTTACGTTATGCAAGCTGGCATTGACGTAACTACTGCAGAAGGCGCTACTCAAACATTTGATTTGGGTGATGGCTCCGATCCTGACGGGTGGCTTGATGGGGTAAACGGTAATACCGTAGCCTCTTATGCACCTGCTAAAGTACTTGCCGAAGCTACACCGAATACTATTGTCGGGTACTCAGTAGGGGGTAAGTACTACTCCGCCGCTGATACTATTGACATAGTTTCAGTTAACGCTTCTGACACTGCTGTTGTACGTGTTTGGGCAGTTATGATCGACTGTTCGTAATTAGTCGGGGGGCTTCGGCCCCCCTTCTTTTCTATAGGAGATAATCATGGCTATACTTGGTCATCCGGGTCGTTGGCTGCGACACAAAATTGACGGGACTATCTATAACTATAATGATATTTTATGCAGTAATCCTGCTGTAGAAGAAGTTTCAGAAGAGCTTGCGTTCCCTGAAAGATTTATTCCTGAGAAGCAGAAGGGGCGTAAATCTAAGGTCAGTATATCTACGGACGAAGACGCTGTCGAAAGTACCAAGCCTAAAAAAAATACAGGGCTAAAGATTAGCGCTACTGGAAAACCTAGGGTCCGTGCGCACACAGAAGACGGTAGGTTTGCTAGTGATGATCCTTCGACGCCTGATAAGAATGAAGCCTTTAAATAAGGATTTAAACATTGATACTTAATGACGTAATAACATCGGTGCGGAGAATCATCCAAGATGAAACCGTAGCGTATCGGTACAGCGATGTGTTCCTATTAGAGCTATGTAATCAGGGCTTAAAGCGGATACAGTTGTTACGCCCAGATTTATTCTCTTTTATCGGAACTGTAGCCTGTGTTGAAAATGCAGTTATTCAATCTGCCCCTAGTGACTCACTGCGTATAATTGAGTGTTACTCTATTGTAGGGGGTACTGGGATAGTTGAGGCGGACCGTGAGGTTCTTGATCAGACGATCCCTACATGGGTAAATGACACTGCTGGTGCAGCAGTAAACTGGATGAGACATGTGCGTAACCCCAATAAGTTTTTTATATACCCAAAGGCTCCTGCGAATCAGACGCTTACTGTAGAGTATTCACAAGTTCCTCCCGTGTATGCAGGGGATGCTACAGTAACTTTGTTACCAGACGCCTATATACCTACGCTGATAGATGTTGTAGTATTCTTAGCAGAGTCTATTGATAACGAGGCTGTTTCTAATGGACGGGCTAAAATGTACAAGGATTTATTTATGTCTGAGTTAGGCGCTACTACAGCATCCCTACCTGTTACAGACACCGAAAACGCAGGTCAACCTCTTCAGGTTCAGGTGGTATAATGGCTACACGATTGTTCTCCGACTTAGTAAATAGGATAGCTCCGAGTGCTCCCGGATGCCCGCAACCTGTCATACTTACTTATATACGTAGCGCAGCTATAGATGTATGTGAGCGCACAGGTGCTTGGAGGTATAAACACGCTACTGTAACTACAACCGCCGGAACTTATGAATACTCTTTTGTTCCAGAGTCTAATGCAGAAGTGTATAGTATTCTTACCGCCAACCTTAACGGGAGTGCCCTAGCCCCTATTACTCTGGAAGCGTTACATAGGCAGTACCCTAAGTATCCATCCAGTGTAACTGCAGAGCGTTCCACTCCGCGTTATATTCTACAGACTAGCCCTATCACTTTTAGTGTGGCGTTAGTTCCAGATACTAGCACTGATAAGATTGAGATGTTCGTATCTCAGCGGCCCACTAGGGCGTCTACGGGGATGAATGAGGCCGTTATGGATGACGTAGAGGATGCAATAGTGCATGGTGCTTTGCAGCAACTTCTAACGTTACCAGAGCGAACATGGAGCGACACTGAGTTAGCTGCATACCATGCAAAACAATTTATATTCAAGGTGACCGAGCGGCGGGCACGTACAAACATAAGTGCAGTACGGGCCGCACCCACTGTTCGCATGTCAGCGTGGACATAAGGAGCTAAGATATGGCACAGGCACTATTTAAGAACAACGCGTTTAGTACATTAGCCAGTGGTATAAATACCTCTGTAACCTCCATCACAGTAGCTGCAGGCGACGGGGCTTTGTTTCCGGCCCCCACAGATGGTAACTACTTTTATGTTACTCTAATTGATACGTCTAATAACCTAGAGATTGTTAAATGTACCGCTAGGTCCACGGATGCTCTTACTGTCGTACGCGCTCAAGAAAGCACAACCGCACGGGCGTACTCTTCAGGAGATCGTATTGAGCTGCGTGTCACCGGGGCTGGCCTAACTGATGTGGTAACGACAGCAGCAGCCTCCGCTACAGCGGCAGCAAGTAGTGCAGCAGCCTCCGCAGCAAGTTTTGACTCATTTGATGACCGGTTTCTTGGGGCCAAATCTAGCGCACCGTCAACAGATAACGATAGCGCCGCGTTAGTTGTTGGAGCATTATACTTTAATACAAGCGACGACAATATGTATGTGCGTAATGCTGCTAACAACGCATGGTTAACAGTTAACAATACTGTAGCCTCTGCGCTTGCTACTGCCTATGCGGTTAAAGTTGATGGTGTAGCCGCTGGCTCTGACCACTCTGCGAAGGCTTGGGCTGTTGGGGGGACTGGGGTTACAGACACCTCATCTAAAGGTGCGGCAAAAGAATGGGCCACAGAAACATCAGGAACTGTAGACGGCACATCATATTCTGCTAAAGAATATGCAGCCGGAACTCAAGGATCGACAGGCGGTAGCGCAAAAGATTGGGCGCAGGATGCAAACCAAGTCAATGGTGCTAGCACTAATGACCGCTCCGCAAAAGCGTGGGCGCAGGGGGCCTCAATGACGGGCTCAACGCTTGGTGGGTCATCTAAGGATTGGGCGCAAGTCACCGGCGGAACGGTAGACGGTTCGGATTATTCAGCGAAGGAATACTCTATTGGAACTACCGCAACGTCGGCTAAAACTTATGCTACTAAAATTGATGGTGCTGTAACAGGCTCAGACTTTTCATCTAAAGCTTGGGCGATTGGCGGTACAAACGTCACTAGCACTGGCAGTCGCGGGGCTGCAAAAGAGTGGGCTACTACGACAGGAGCCGCTGTTGATACTAGTGAATTTTCTAG